AATACAGTAAACCCAAATGGTGAAGTTACATCTCTCTGTAATACATATTCTCCAGTACCAGTAAATTTAAGTTTTCTTAATGCATTTCTCGTGCTCTTATTCATTATAAAACAAGCATTAGCCTGGTATATTTCAGGTATTTGATCCATAAGATCTATAATATCATCTGTATCGATTTTTCCTGCTGTATTGGATTCTACGTTCTGTACTGCACTCAATACACCAGTCAGTTTATTTGTAGTTCCTACAATTAATTCATGCTCAAGGAAGTTAGCTATTGCCTGGGCAACTTTATTAACTATATATCCAAGCAAGTCAAAATCCGTTTGGTTTATAAGACTTTGGGATATTTTAGCAAGAGAACCAACTATATAATTCTTTAATTCTACTGTAGTAAATTTACCAGTACCTTCTGTAAGTTCAGTCAAATCCTCTGTATAGTTGGCACTTACCGAAGAACTTGTCTCATCATAAACTGGAAATACCAATGTACCTTTTACATTATATATAGTTGCCATAGAGTAAATTGGAGACAATTCCTTAACCTTCTCTATTATCTGGTTAGCAATTGTAGTTGGTATTATACCTCCATTTGTAGAAGTATCTAAAGCCCTCTTTTCACCTCTGCAAAAGTCTAAGAAGTTCTTTTCATCCAATGCTCTCTGTTCTACCTTTTTATCCTTCTTTTCCTTTACCTCTGTTTTACTAAAATCTCTAGTTTCATCAAGTGTTTTCAATGTATTATCAATACCTTCAATTTCTTTCTTTATTTCACCCATCTTTTTATTTTCATCATCATTAAAAGCTCTCTTTTCCTTCTTTATACCATTAATAAGCCCTTCCATTTCCTCTACAAGCTTATTTCTTTTTTCAACTAACTCTTTTTCCATAAATGCAATTCCTCACTTTCATTTTTTAATAAATAAAAAAGACACTATTTCTAGTATCTAAATTTTGGTTGTTTTAGTTTGTATAATTCTAATTCTGCATCTACAAGAGAGTAATCAATAGGTTTTTCTCTCTTTTCTTCATGCTTTTCTTCTTTATCATCTTTTATTTTGTTATTCTTTTTAGTTGTTTTATCTGTAATATTAGACTTTTCAATAACATTTCTTTGCTCAGTTATTACAGGTTTGTTGTCTCTGGTCTCTATAGATGTAGCTATGTATGCAGGAGTAACAGACAATATAGAAACCTCTGGAAGGGTTATATCCTCCAGATAACGTCTTTGCATTCCATCTTCTCCATCTTTCCAGCTGTCTTTTATTGCACTAAATGCAAAACTCCATCCAGTCAGTTCATTATTTTTAGCTTTTTCAACCACTTCTGGATCATTTGTATCTACAATTGCCCGTAGTCCTATATTATCTTCATATAATTGCATATTTCCTTCTTTTGTCGATCCTAGATGTCTGTCTTCTATATGATTAAACAATAAATCTACATTATCTTGTCTTTCTAATGCTCTCTGAAACGTTTTTGGTTTAACCTGCTCAACAAATTGTCCTCTTGGCGAAGGTAATATACGGCTATCTCTGTCTACTACATTAACGTAACCTTCTATATGTACACCATTATCTCTAAGTTCTATTTTCATCATTGTTCACCACGCTTTCATTATTATTGGTATTTTGTCCCATTACAGTACTTTTATCTGTGTTGGGTGTATACACTTCTTTAGTTTTTGGGTTATATAATACATCTTGTAATCCTAATTTAATAAAGTCTACGTTATAAGGCTCCAAATCCTCTTTATTTCTTATTTCATCCCACTGCAAAAATCCAGATTGTATTCCTATTTGGTAGGACTGGTATCTTTTCAACATATCACCTTTTAGTAACTCATTCGTATCTGCTGCAAAATATAAATTATCTTTTTCACTTTCCAATAATAAATCCCTGTTTAATGCAGTTGTAAATGCTTTTAATATAGGTAATATAGCAACTTTCACGAAATTATTATATTCGTCTTCTGTCACATTGGGAAAATTAGAAGGTATATTAAATATTTCATAAATATTGTTGTTATCTGTCAATTTATTTTCATTCAATTGCATCTCAACCGAAGTACTACCTGCTTCAGCAAAATCTAAACCTTTATTTAGCACAACTACGTTTTCGGTATTATCGGAATATAAATTTTTCCAAGATTGTTTCAATAAATCTATACTATCCTGATCTAGTTTGTTTTCACTTTTTATAAATCCTTTTTTGTTTCCACCTGTTTTTAATAATACTTGCTCGTATTTTTGTCTTAAATACGCCACCGTAAGAGTAAGATTATTTTCCTCTATAACACCTATACCATTTGCACCATCTTTGGTCTTACGCAATATTTTTATAAACTCAAACGGCCTATAATTTTTACCATTAACTAAAATTTGGTAATCTTTAAAAATTGGATCAGCATTCGTATTTATGCTTATATTTTCCTTATCTACATAATTTAAACTGATTACATCATTTTTTTGTTTGTTTATATAAGCATATCCCCCACCTTCTAGCAAATAATCTTCTATTAAAGCTTTCTTAAACTGGAATCCATCCAATGTATCTTTGGTATCAAAATTTAATAATTTCGTTCTAATATCATTTTTGATCAAGGATTTTTTACCATCTATTTGCTTATACAAAGTTATAGGTATCAGTGCAATTGTATTAGAAATAATGTTAACTGCACTTGCAAATGCAGGTATGGATAATGCTTGCTCTTTGGTTATTTCATCTGTTCCAATTTTAGCAGATAACAATATATCTTCTAAACTCTGCGTTTCTCTTTTTTCTATAAAATTTCTAAATTCTTCTTTATATTTTTTATGTTGCTGCCACTTCTCTTTTAATCCCAAATAAATACCTCCAATCTAGATAACTTGTACTACAAAATCGTTATTATTTAATAATTCCTCTAATTGCAATAGATATAATGCTATTATTAAACTAACAACCATATCAACCTTGCCATTAGATTTCTTTTTATTTACATATTTTCTTAATGTGGTATCATATGTACATCTAGCATTCTGGAAATTAATTTCCAATAGCCTATTTTCTGTATAGTGGAACTTACAACTTAATATATATTCTTCTAATAATTTTGTTGGTGCATGTAACGTATCACTGTGTTGTCTAACTTGAACACAATCATATCCAGCCTGCTCCAATTTTTGTGCCGTACTCAAACAATTTGCTCTATCGAAACCAATTGCGACAACTTCTACACCAAATTTCTCTTCTATTTGCATTATAAAATCCTCGATAAATAAGTAAGATACTGTTCTATCTCCACAGTCAAAACACTTTTTTAATTTGATAAATTCATAATAATTAATTTTCTCAAATTTATTTTTCTCATCTATTCTGTCTTTTGGAATAAATGCAAAACTATCTGCATAAATACAACCATCTTTTTGGTTATATGTTGCCATGGAAACACTGCAATTATCATTTGTTAGTGCCAGATCAAGCCCCAAATATACTTTTTTACCCTTCCAGTCAAAATTTTTTATCTTACATTTACGTAAATCTTTTATATCTATATAAGACTCTCCACTATTAGCAGGTACAAAGTGGTTCATGTGCTTAGTTAGATATTCTTCTCTTTCGGCTGGTTTATTTACAGCTGTTTCTCTATTGTTTTTTATTTCCTCATAATTTTCTGGAATCCTTAAAGGGTTAGACATCTGTAAGCCTATATCATCCCACAGATGTTTCTCATCTGCATAGTATAATAGTGCAAACATTCGGTCATTTTTAATTAATCCATTATAAACCTTTTTTATATAATCCAATTCCTCTAGCATTATAGATTTATCTTCTGCATATGCTGTGGTCGTTTTAAATACAAGTGGATTTCTGACAGATAACTGTCCAGATTTCATTGCCCCGATATTTTTATAATCTTTAAATGCTCCAATCTCATCCGCTACAAACGCTGCTGGTCTTATGGAATTGTTTCTGTCGCTTTCCGCCGTACGTGCTTGGTAAAAGCTATGTGTTACCAAGCATTCTACTTTTCCTTTTAAAGATTTGCTTATCTTAAAATGTTTTTTAATAGCAGGACTAGCATTAATAATTTGCGTAATTGCTTTCTTTGTTTCTCCTGCTAGATCCCTATCAAGACAAATACTATAAAACTCGCTATATTCATCTTCCGTTAACATTAAAATAATTAATATAACAGCCACTATAAAAGTTTTAGCATTCTTACGTGGAATAAATAAAGTTACATCTTTGTACCTAAACTTTTCAGGATTATTTTTACATCTCCATCCAAAAATATTGCATAAAAAAAAGGCTTGGAATCCCCATAAACCTTCTAATATACTTTTCCCAACTACACCGATACCTGTAGCAAAATTCATAAAACTTATTAAATCATTTATTTTTTGTATACTATCATTATAAAAATAATATATAAAATCTTCATTATTCTGTTTTTTTAAATCTTCTAAAAACCACTCGCATTGTGTTTTTACTTCTTTAGTAGTAATTTCCTTACCACTTACAACATCTTCTGCATATTGCATTGCCTTATCTAACAAAATCATTTATCATCACCAGATTTATTTTTTTTTAAGACTTTTAATAATGGATCTTCCTTTCCTTTTTCAGTATTCACATTAATTAAACTTAATTTAGCTCTGCTAGAAGGAGATAAGCCCAATTGCATACAACATTGGTAAAATATTTTGTTATATGATTCATATATATTTACTGCTGGATTTTTCTGTAAACTACCATCTGTTTTTTCTATACATAGTCCATATTTCTTTATTAACTTTTTAGCGTCTTCCATCTTCATGATGCTATCTACCGTTTGCACCAACATCTGAATGTCTAAATTATTTAATATATTACTTGCTCTTAATTCTTCCACTAGAAATATATATAATTCTTTTTCTCTTTTTAACTTCAACTCTTTCGGTGGAGCATAAACAATATCATCATTGCCTTTTAATTTTTCTTCTTCTCTTGTTCGCTCCTCTATTTCTTTTTTTGTAAAGTGTTTATTACTTATAGCAACTAGTTTTGCACTTTTTGCCATACTCTCACCTCCTATTAATAATAATTATTGTTTAATTACAATTGTCTATTATTGGTAACACCAGATC